GGAACAATATACTCTCCTGGGCTTACAGCGACACGCTGCTGGTCACCAATCATTCCAGGTATCATGTCATCCATCCCACCTCCAGCACCCACGATCTCGCCTTGAGTTTGAGCGTTAGGAACTATTTCAGTTAAGACACGATCTCTTAGCTGTGCAAATGCTTCAGGCCCAAACTGCTCAATAAATTCATTAATAATCATTTGAGATTCATCTTCAGGTAATCGACCAGCGATAGCCATAACAGTTTTGTCTATTAACGCTTGTCCATTTGCGTTCATGGTGTCAGACATGGCACCCATATCTACCTCAGAAAAGTTATCTTCTACAACAGCTTCTTCTGATGGCATCCTTGGGTTAAGATTTTCTTGAGTTAACGAAGTTATCCCGCCTTGATCAAATCCAGCCGCCCCAATACCTCCAATATTAAAGTTTGAAGATCTAATAGCCTTAATTATTTCATCAGGAATAGGAGCTTGCTGATTTGCTTGAATATTCTCAGGCCCTCTAGTTAGACCTCCTGGCTTATTATAAGATATGTAGTCTTCAAGCAATTTATTGTCAGCGGTAGGTCTCACAGATCCATCTGGTTGAGCAAACAAATCAACAGGAGCCTGATTGGCTATGCTGTCTGATATTTGCTCATTCATTTCTTGCAGCTCTTTTTTCTGCCTAAGACCTTGTCTGCCAAACATTCCCTTACCTTCTCTGTAGTCAATGTCTTCTATGAGCTGATTATAATCCTGAGGATTAACTCCTGTAACATCTTCTCCGTACATTGCCATAGGATTAACGCCGTAGTCTTCCATTCCCGAAGCTATTCCCGCAAGTTGTACGGATGGAATATAATCTTCTGGATTAAAAGGACTAGGGTCAAAGTCTGGTTGAGGATTAACACTTGGAGCGTCATCTTCTACAGGAGGAGGAGATCTAAAATAACTAATCTCTGGATCAAAACCAGGCCTGTAACCTTCAAGATCTGCGGGAGAAATCACCTCAGAACCTCTAAGACCAGATTGTCTGGCAGAAGCTCCAGCAGAAATAATTGCTGGAACGCCTCTATTTGCGGGATCAATATTTGATAACACCTCAGACATATAGGCAGAGGGGCCTCCACTAAAATAACCTTGAACAGGTGTTTCCCCAGCAAGCCTGTAAACATTATTTACAGTATCTGTATATCTTTGAGGATCTAATGAAACAATGCCCCCAGCGGCAGCACCTCTTGTTATCTGATAATCTGGATAATCTCTTTCAAGCTGAGAATAAGACGCTTCTATATTAGCTAAGGCTTCTTGACGCTTAGCTTCTTCTTCTCTTTCATAAGCTCTGTTTCTTTCTTCGTTTTCTCTCTGAGCGTCTAATGCAGCCGATTGACCTTCGCCAACACCTACAGCGGCAAGATTCATCGGTTTAATTAATTCTTTCGCAAAAGCCCCAGGCTGCCTAAATGGCGCACTTAAATCTTGGCCCATTGACTGAGCATTTCTTAACCCAGCAAGACTATTAGGACTAGGAAGCCCAGTTACTGGATCAACTAATGATCCTGAGAGCGTTCCAACTTGTTGTTGCGCGGCAGAAAGCGCATCAGTGGCCGATTCCACACCAGCAGCAGCATCTAATGAAGCATAACCAGTTGGATCGGAAATATTAGCAAGAGTACGCGCAGCCTCTTCTTTAGCCAAATCAACTCCAGCTTGAGCAGCAACACCTTCAGCTCCTTCTAATGCTGTCTGAGTAGCGGCTATTTCTGGGTTTAAAGCATCACTGGCAGCGCCCAAGGCTTTGCCCAAACCAAACCCTGTAATGCCAGAAAGCAAACCCTTTTTTATGTCTCCAGTTGCAGCCGTTGTTGCCAAACCAGACCCTATCGCTCCAGCCAATGCGCTTTTACCAGCAAGAAATGGAATTGATTTAGCTAAGACAGCCTTACCAAACATACTGCCAAGCAGCGGGGCAAGGAAAGGGAGGAAAGCTTCTGGCTGTCCTGTTACTGGGTTTCGAGTCAACTGACCAGTAGGCGACAAAGCCGCTATCCCCTGAACTTCAATGGGATTCATATGAACCATCATGCTATCGCCATATCGTCCATGTTGAGCCATTTGGTTAGCCATAGGCTGCATTGGATATTGTTGTTGATTCATACTAGCTAGTCTCCACCCCAAATAGGTTGAATGTTAAATTGCCGTCACTTCCATAAACTGTAACTACATCAGTCTGATTTAATGTCATACCGATCACATGGGTATCAGTTGCGTTAGCAGCTAATGCCTTGTCATAAAATAAATATTGCTTGTTATCTGCGCCTGCGCCAGCAACCCTTACAGAAACGCGATAGGTAACCCCCGATCCGCTTCTGTTGCAGACAACTAACGAGCTAACTGTTGTTAGCGTTAAGTCTGGAACCGTATACAAGGTAGTTGCTGTTGTCGCAGAAGGAGCAACCTGACCTAATACTTTAAGTACATCTGTCAAGAGGCACCCATTAAAAGAAACTGAAATCGACGCATAGCCAAAGATCCATCTTTGTCGCCTTGAGTCTTCGCAAGCTGCACATCGTTTTCCATAGTTTGAAAAGCCAACTCAATAGTTCTTCTATTAAGCCTTTCATTTTCCGCATTATATTCTTGTGCGGGTATAGGTAATGGTTCTTGTCTTTGTGATGCCATTATCTTCTACCGTCTGTTCTCATATCCAACCTCAGATCGCCAAGCCTCCAGCCGTAACCCGCTCCAGTGCTTTCTAACCGGACAATAGAATGTCTTGCCCTAGTTCTTACAAAAGCCTGGGTACTACTGCTAGTAATAGTTGATGTTGATAAAGTAGATGCATCTTCTAAAGGAAAATTGCTTCCTTTAAGAGTAATGTCTAGTGAGGCTTCTCCAGACGATCCGCTAAAATTAAAGTCTGGAATAATTCTTTTCACAAATGTGAAGACTTCGCCATCGCTAAGTTCAAGATCTCCTGACTCAATATATGCAGTCATTGCAGATCCATCATCGTCATAACCTGTTTCATGATCATACAAGTAATTTGCATCTGTAGTGGTAATAACAGATGAGGCTAAAGGGTTATCTCTAGTAGCCGCACCTATCCAAGCTCCTCGAACTAATGTGCCAACAGACCAAAGGTTTTCTGCGTAGTTATAGGTGACATAGTTGGTAATTTCTGTATCGCCAGTTCCAATAGGATAAAACCAAGTAACCTCCGAATGTGCGTTGTTCTCAGCGGCAAACACTTTGTATGCCTGACTTAAATTTAGATTGCTAAATACATGATCTAATACGCTACATTGTAACGGCTGGACAGCACCGTTGTAGGTGTAAAAGTTACCTTTGTCCATAAAGTAAACAACGCCTCTGGCATTTACCGCAGCGTTAGGCGATATCATGGATATGTCAGTACTTAACGTACTAAATTGAAATATAAATGGTGAACCAACAAACCTCATACTATGAAGGCTTGCGTCAGTAAAGATTAATATTTCCTGTCTTGACTGAACTGCTCCAACAATAGTTGATCCAGAGTTTATTCTTGATCCGCCAGCGGTATTAGTTGCAGTTGGAGTCCAATCGGCTGCGCTTTCTTGGTCAGACCACCTAACAAACAAAGGATCTATATTGCTTGACCCTATTGGGTTTGCGCCAAAACAAATAACGTGCTGGTCTACATCAGACACCATAACCTGTAATGCAGCAGTTGGAGTATTAGATGCCCCTGAAAGCGCACTTAATGCCACCGCTCTATTAGATGTGCCAGAAGATTCATCCCAATAATAAACGCCGCCAGCCCTTACATTGAATACTAAATCTTCTCCAAAGTTATCTTGGCTGTACAGTCTAAGCTGGCTAGATGCGCTTAATGCGCTTACAGATCCAAACGTCCCTTCGCCCCATGATCCAGCACCCCAACCAGTACCTTCCACATAAGCGTTAAGACCTACACCAATCTGATAAGCACCAACAGTGCTACTACCTCCGTTACCGCTATCGCTGGCATTTGCAGTAACAGTAGTTCCGCTTGTGTCTTTAGCTACAAATGTAAATGTGTTTGCGGTTGGAACAGAAGCAATCTGATATTCCTGATTAAGCACAGCGGCAGTAACATTACCGCCTAACGAGGCTGCATCAGAAAAAGTTACAAAGTCATTTACATTTGCACCGTGAGCAGTGTCTGTCGCTGTAATAGTAGAGCTGCCATTTGTTGCTGCAAACGTCACATCTCCAGCGGATGTTGTAGATCTTATAGGCGTTACATCGTGGTAACTTGCGCCTTGGTTAACATAAAACTTTAAATGAGTTCCGACACCTATATACCGTATGGACTCTAATGAGGCCCAATCATGTAACGATCTACAAACGCCAAGAAATGAACTAGATGAATACTTAGCCCAGCCTCCTATTTTTTCAGGGCGACCCTTTCTAAATCTAACTTTATCTGAATCAAACCAACCAGCATCCGCTGTATATTCAGTTCCCTCTTTGTTAACGCCGGGAGCAAACTGTATTTTGGTTAGAGGCATTTAAACCTGTCTCCAATCCAAATTTTGAAACATTAAAGACTCCGCTTGCCTTCTTCTTACTAAGCCTTCAAGTATCTCTCCACCAGCGCGAGTCCATCGATTCATTTCATCTGGAACACGATCAAACTGACCGCCATTAAGCACCTTCAACATTGTACTTTCGCCAAGGTTAGTCGGGCCAAGATTGTAAACCCACGCAACTAAAGAATCGAACTCATGCTGCTGAAGGTCAACCTTAACCATATTGTTAATATAACCTTCGTACTCATCCATTTCGTCAAAAAGCATTGACTCAGCATCTTCTATTGAACAAGTCTGACCTTCTTCAACACCTTTGGTATGACCAAATCCTATAGTCCACACACCAACACTATCTTGATAAGAATTAGTTTCGCAACCTTCAAACTTTTTTATAAGCTCTAAACCATCTTCACTTATCTTCATATTAATTTAGACCTTCCACCTTCTTTAAAATCCATAGGTAAAAACCCAGCACCTTCATAACCCTCATCTTTTATTTCTTGCTTTCTTTCTTCTTCTTGTTTTCTTTCTTTTTTGCTAGAAAGAAATCTTTTGTATTGAGTGCCAATAGCGGGATTTTTAACATTACCAAGAGCAATAAGATTTTTTACTTCTTGAAATTGTTCCATAATATATGGATCACTAAACAATAAGTCGTCTAACGCTAAATCAAGGTCATCAATACTAGGATCTTTACTATTTGCTGAGTAATAAGCATTTTCTGTTTTTTCATGACTTTCAGTTTTTTCTTCATCTCCAACAGAAACTGCTTTTTTTCTAGCTTCATACAAAGCAGCATCTGCAAGACTTCCAATTGCTTCTTTAAAATCTTTTTTAGTTCTAGAAGCAAATACATCAAGAAGTCTATTATTAGTTTCATAAGATGCATCTGAATCTTCCTGATGCCTGTACTCATGAGACCAAACCTGAGGATCTGCGTTAACAGCGCCTAAAATAGAAACTCGATTACCAGGAATTTCAATTGCCCCTCCCCCTGGGGCATCCATCCTTAATGGGTTGTTAGTTCCTTTTCTTGACACCCCCTTTAAACGATAACCTCTTTCTCTATCCTCTAAGGGCAAAGGAACAAGCGCAGCTTTGCCAGGATCAATCGTTGATCCTTCAGGCATATAAGGAGCTATTTCTTGTTGAAACTGATCATCACCAAACTGAAGACTTGCCATAAAATCCTGTTGCTGCTGATCAGTCATTCCTTTTGTAGCTTTTTCTAAAGAATCTTTAACACGAGGCTGTTTCATTAACATATATTTGCTTAATTCTCTATTCATTTTCAGAAGCCTCCTCATCTAGCTCTTTGTAGTATTTTACAATACTAATAACTTGTCTTAGGTATCTTTTAACCTCTGCCATATTAATCGAAAGGTTTTCATAACCCTTAGTTGTTAACGCATACCACACATTAGTAGGAGCATTGCCTTCATTCAAATCATCTAAATAGGCTTGCATAAGCTCTGGGTTTAAAACAGTCCACTCAACAGGCACAGACTCAATATTATTAGGCAGCGGAGGGTGATACATTGGAGCTTTTTTTACTACCGTAACAACCTCTACAGGTTTAACTTCTGGAATATCCCTACCAGAGCCGAGTATTGAACAACCGCTAACCAGTAGCAGAACTGCTAACAGTAATAACTTCATCAAACTGATTCGGATTAGTAATTTCTTCAAGATCTTTCAACACCTCTTTTGTGCCAGTATTGATAATCTTTTCTATTAATTTTGGCTTTCTGACCGACAGCACATTCAAAGAATGCTTTGAGAACTTTTTTCTGAGATCAGTGACCTCGTTTTGAGCTTCCATATTTTGCTTTTGCAGTCTTTCGACTTGAGCAATCATAAGGTCTTGGTTTTTAATTGTTTCCTTTAAGTTATCGTTTTGCTGATCAATAGTACTTTCTAGCGTTTTTTGATTCTGAATTGACTGTTCTAACCTTATATGAAACGCATCCAATTCAGCCTGTGATTTGTCGTAATACATCTTAAAAGCACCAGATACAAGCATCAAAGCAATGCCTAATCCAATGCTTAACTTAAATCCCATCTACGATCCTTTTTTCCATTTGCTTGAAGGTGACTTAGTTTTGCTGGGAGACCATTTAACACGATTTGCCCAGTAGGCTGCTGAAAGCTTACCTCTTTTTATATTCTTTGCATGGCGAGATTTAAATGCTTTTCTCTGCCCTGCTGTTTGATTTGTCTTTACACCTTGCTGTCCAAATCGAATAGTCTTAATTTTATCGCCTTCCTTGGCAACAACTATGTGAGACTTCTTGGGATGATTAGGAGTTCGCTTAGGTTTATTAAATCCAGCAACCCCTGCTCTAGCTAATCTTGGGTCTTTTTTAGCAGGCATTATCGTTTCTTTCCTTTATGTAAACCGTGTTTTGCGTGTTGCTTTCCCTTTGCAGTAGCGGCTCTTTTCTTTTTGTTTGCTGCTGCCAGTTTCTTTTTTCCTTTTGCAGTAGATTTAAGCTTTTTAATAGTAGCTGACGGAGCATAAACTTCGCCAGTTTCTGAAGACTTCTTACCACTTGGAGTTCTCCACTTCTGCTTAGTCCACTTCTTTAACGATTTTTGCGACTTTTTTAAGGCCATTAGCTTTTGTATCCACCACCTTTAGCTTTATATTGCTTAGCAAGCATTTGCGCTTTACGAGCAGACCATTGCCCAGGCTTGCCGCCTTTCGATCCAGCTTTTATTTTGTTAAACAAAGACTTCCTCATAGTAGGCTTTGTATAGTTTCCAGCTTCGTTAACTTTAGATTTAGTTTTTTTCTTTGGAGGCATATTTACACCAAGTAGTTAATAGAGCTTTCTTGCCTAACTTGTTCCATTTGAACCTTTCCACTCTTTGCAACATACAGCATAGCGTTTAACTGCTCTACTCTTTGTCTGCGCTCTTCAACCTGTAGATCATCCATTAATCTTTGATACTTCTGCTCGGCTACTTGTCGCCATGCAATCTGATTTACTGGCGTTGCTGCTCCTATATCCATGTCAAAGCCCCTTGCCAAATAATTTAATTACTAAAGTAACTGTTACCACCGCAACTGAAATAGCTAGAACAAGCAATATTCCATACTGGCTAATGTCTTTAAGCATTTGACGGCGGCGCTTTTGTTTTTCAATTGCCTCTTTAACGCTTTGCCTATGCCTTTGTTTTTGAGCCTCTAGCTCTTCAAAATACACATCAATAACGCGAGCCGCTTCCGAGTTCATATTACTGAGTAATTTTAAATTTTCATGGTAACGATCTAATCTTGCTTTTTGGGCTGCAAGTCTCATGGCCGATTCCCCATCGAGGGGAGCAGTTATCGAGTTACGTCTTTCAATTTCGTATTTGTCGATGCCAGAGGAGATAGCGCCAAGCTGACCCAGCAACGTCTGGACGTTTTTAGTACCCTCTTCAACTTGCTGGAAAAGACCATTAATAGCCGAAACAGCACTAGTTATTGCGACAATCGATTCAAATATCACGGGAAGACCTTACGGTTTTCTAGACATGTAGGCGGTAGCGCCGAAGTACAACCCTATAATCGAAGCTTGTGAAAGAAAAAGCATGTCTGAAAGAGAAGAAAGAGTGCTAAGTCTTTCTTCTGGAACGAAAGGTAATAAAGGCAATAAAGAATATAAAACCATAGAAGACATCGCCACCCAAGCAATACGTCTTTGAGAGTCTTGTTTCTCTTCTCGCAAGTCTAATTCAATCATTTGAGTTGCTCGCTCTAGCTCCTCATCGCTAACAGTGCCATCATTATCGATGTCATATTTAGCCCAAACTGAATCTTGCTGTAGTTTTTTAGTCATTATCGTTTAGTCTTTTCTGGCGATAAAACTCCATGTATTCTTTCCATCGAGCAAATCGCCTTTCTTCATGTATGTAAAATAAACCGCTATATATGCTCATAGTCAATCCCAAAACTTTTGGTTGGCCCCAGCCATTACTGGCTTGCAGTAAGCCGTTATGTTGTGTTGCTTAATTCCACCTCTACACCTGGAATCTCTACAATTATGTTCTATCCAATAGGCAAACTGTTGGCAACGATGGATGTCTCGAAACAACATCTGCTCTGAACCTTGCGTCACGTTCCCCTCTATGACGGTTATTAACATAAAAGCTAGTATTGCGCCTTGCATCTGTCATAAAAACTTTGTAGCAAATATGCTAATAGCAATAAATGGATAAACGCCCCAGATCAGTCTTTCTAGTCTTTTAAACTTTTCTGATCCTTCATCAAGACGTTTTTCGATATGTTCGTATCTAACAGCACATTCTCTTTGGTGTGCCTTTATCTCACTCAAAGCCTCTTGCGCTTCATCCATCAATCAGACCTTTTGACAAACTTAATAGGGCTAGTCGTAGATCCTTCTTTTGCCTTACCTATATTCAAGGCAACCATTTCAATTACTGGATAAATGTATTTGCCCATAAATTCATTATCTTTAGGCGTAGGTGTTACCGCACAGATAGCACTGCTTATTGTGACAAACAGGCTGGCATAGATAAGTAGATCCCCAATAAACCCCATTACTGTTGCTCCGCGCTTGCTGCTTCTAGTTGCTGCGAGTACCAATTAAATGCCGCTACATAGGTATCAAGCTGCTTTTGATTAGCATTAATTACATTGGTAATCTGCCCAATCTCTTCTCTAAGCTCATCCATACGAGCAGTTAACATCTCAGGATTAGGAGGAAGTTGAGCAACTTCTTTTTCCTCTACAACCTCTGCGTCTATAACTTCTTTAGTGTCTTGTTCCATCTTCCTCTACCTTCCATACATTCAAATTTGCAGCGACTGTGCGCCGTTCTCCATCACCCTCAAAAGGGTAAACCATGTGTGTTAACCAGCTAGGAAACATCAAAAACTTTCCAACCTCTGGCTTAATAACAAAACTTTGCGGGGGAGCTAATCGCTCTGTATCTAATAAGCTATTACGGCCATAACTAAAAGCAAGGCAACCGTCTGCATTACCACTAGAATTATACAGGCTGTACTCTGGGCTTCCCGCCGTAGGCTGGTCTAGGATTTGTTGTGGGACTTTTGTCCATGTCGTACAAGAGACTCCCATAATGGTCTTAGTCCCATGATCGTGGATCGGGTTGTAATCACGCTCGTAGCTGTGTACCGACCACAATTCGTCTGTAAGAACTTCTCTTTTGCCTTTTAATGGATTACCAGATGCAGCGCAGAACTGCTTGACGTAATCCATTGCCAGCCCTTGAATCGTCCAATTAAAGTCCTTTAACTCTTCACATTCGTGATCCATTGTAAGTTGCTGTCCGTGTCCTATCTGCCCGACCAGCGTACCCGCATGACTCTTGCGTTTTTCATCAACCATCAACTTATCAAGATAGTCGTTAAGAGTGCCTACCATGTCTTCAGATAGCTGTGCTTCCAACATAAAACAAGCTGGCAAGGTATGAAAACTGTAATGCTGCTGTTCCATTAGCTGCTAGGGATCACATAGTCATTATCAGGAACAGGATCTTTGGGAGGATTGGTTATCACCGAATCGTATTGACTAGCAAAAATCGCATCCCACTTAGCGGTTGGGCAAAGATCCTCAAGTTCTTTTTTAGTCCAATCTGCTTCAGCTTTAGCTGTAAAATTATCAGTCGTTATATCTTTGTTATCAGGGCCAACTTCGACATCTTTATCGTTAATAGTCGCTCTTTTGGTATTCGTGTAGTAATCCGCTTTGCCTTCAGTACCTTGTTCGTACTGCATTTCTAATTCCCAGCGAACTACCTTACTATCTTCTAAGTAAGGTGTAGCTCCAATTAAAGTTTTCTTTATTGCCATTGCTTTTGTCTCCTATTCGCAATTACATTTATTAAGTTTTTCGGTCAACTCGTCTACCTTGTCAGACAGCTCTTGAATTGCCTTAACAGCAGTCCAAAGAACAGCATCTGTTTTTACGGTTAGCAACCCGTTATCTCTTACGGTGACTGTTTCTGGAATGACGTTTTCTATTTCTTGAGCTATGACTCCAGTAACAACTTTTCCAGTAGGGTATTTTTCCTCTATATCGATTTCCATTTCTTCTTTTTCTCGATATTCAAACTGTCTAACTTGAACATCATTTAAAGCATCTAATCCGAGAGTTGCATGAATTACGTTCTTTTTAATACGAATATCAGAGGTAGTTGACCATGTAGAAGCGTTTGCGCCGTTAAAAGGTGTGCCTCTACACACAAAAGTTTCACTACCTCTTCCAGTCATGTTGTAGCCAAATATACCTTCATACGTTACGCCATCAGCAGCAGAAGGATGCGTGTAGTTTCCTATGAAGGTGTTTCCAATGCCCGTGGTAAGATTGTTGGTAGAAGAACCTGAATCGTGACCAACTAAACAATTTTGATAGCCCGTGGTAATCAAATCTCCACAATTTGACCCTACACAAACATTATTAGAACCTGTTGTTATTGATGAGGCAGCAGCATAACCAACACAGGTGTTAGATGACGCGGTTGTGTTCGAGTCTAAGCCATTTAACCCAATTGCTGTATTAGCTGTACCTGTAGTATTAGCATATAAAGCGTGTCTACCGAATGCTGTATTATCAGAAGTTGTATTTGCGCCTAGAGCATGATGACCCATAGCCGTATTGCTGGATGCAGTGGTATTTGCATCTAAAGCAGCATAACCTACGGCAGTATTTTCTGTTCCTGTGGTGTTCGCCGCTAACGCATTATATCCTACCGCAATATTTCCACTCGCTGTCGTGTTGGCATTTAGCGCAGTTCTTCCGAGTGCGGTGTTGTGAGTCCCCGTTGTGTTTGCTGTTAGTGCATATATACCGATTGCGGTGTTCGACTCTCCCGTGGTATTTGCATCTAATGCAGTTGCTCCGACTGCAGTATTTGAATGGCCTGTTGTGTTCAATAACAAGGCATCAAAACCAACTGCGGTATTAACTTCGGCAGTCGTGTTAGCATTTAAAGCCCTATAACCGAAAGCCGTATTACCATCTGCCGTAGTGTTAGCAGTGAGAGCATTATGACCAACCGCAACATTTCTATCGCCTGTGGTGTTATCGCCAAGAGCATCTTTGCCCATTGCGATATTATTGTCAGCGGTAGTATTAGCATCAAGCGCACCGGAACCAACAGCAACATTGTTTGCGCCTGTGGTGTTAGCGGTTAAAGCCTGATGTCCAACTGCCGTATTGTTTGCCGCCGTATTGCTTTCTAAAGTACTCGAACCTATAGCGACATTATAAGAAGCTGTTGTTACAGCATCTAAGGCTCTTCTGCCCAGAGCCACATTGTAAGTTCCAGTCGTAGCTTGTCTTAAACCCCAGTATCCAACGGCTGTGTTGTAGTTACCAGTCGTACTTGCTAATAAAGCCCCAAATCCAACGGCTGTATTGTCAGCCCCCGTGGTGTTAGCTTTTAAAGAATCAGCACCAACTGAGGTGTTGTTTGCTCCGGTGGTGGTGTTTTCTTGCGAGGCATGGCCCACAGCCGTGTTGTCACTTGAAGTTGTAGCCGAATAAAGCGCACCATACCCAATGGCTGTGTTGTCAGAACCAGTGCTAAGAGTTGTTAAAGAATTACTTCCGACTGAGGTGTTGTATCCACCCGTGGTGTTTGCATCTAATGCTGCATACCCAACCGCAACATTGCTTGTACCTGTGGTATTTGAAAGCATCGCAGCATAACCAAGGGCAGTGTTGTTTGAAGCTGTGGTATTGGCATCTAATGCACCAAGTCCCACCGCAGTATTTGCTGCACCTGTCGTATTGGACAGGAGAGCGTCTTTACCAACCGCCGTATTGTATGCGGCAGTTGTGTTAGCTGATAATGCTCTATATCCGACAGCGGTATTTGATGCCCCAGTTGTGTTTGCGTCTAAGGAAAGTGCGCCTGCTGCCGTATTAAAACTAGCTGTGGTGTTAGCAGCACCCGAATACTGACCAAGAAAAGTGTTAGAGGCTCCAGTAGTTGTTGCTAATCCAGCTTGCCATCCGACAGCGACATTGTTGCTTGCTGTGGTCTGTGCTTTTAACGCTTCATAGCCAATAGCTACTGTGTATTCTCCAGTAGAATTAGCAAGTAATGCAGAAGAACCTACGGCTGTATTCTGATCGCCAGTAGTCGTTGCCCCACCCGCATTGTCACCAACAAACGTGTTGTCAGCACCGCTTGTAAGCGCATCACCCGCAGCCTCACCTATCGCTACGTTATCTGTACCTGTAGTCAGTCCTGTGCCAAACGCACCGCTACCAAGTCCTACGTTACCTGTACCGCCTAATACGTCTAGGACATCGGTTACGGCAGCACCAGAACCACCACCGTCAGTAGCAACCATCCTGATACCGCCATTTGGTATGACCACATTTGCGCCTGTTCCTGCGGTTAGTGTGACCGTATTACCAGCGGAGTTTTGAACTACCCATACGTTAGAAAGAGTATTTGGAGCTAACGTGACCGTACAAGCCTGTGAGAGAGA